TGTTCAGCGGCAACAAACACAGGAAACTATTCAGTGGCAATTGTGGATGGGAAAGAAAGCGTTGCTGTTTCTCTTGGTGCAAAAGGGCGCGCAAAAGGAAACGTGGGGTGTTGGATTGTCCTTGCTGAATGGGATTCCGAATCCAGACGCAGAATAGATGTCAAAAGTTTTTATGTAGATGGTGAAAAAGTCAAGGCAAACACTTTTTACATGCTAAGAGATGGAGAATTGGTTGAATATTCTGATGAAACGTAAAAAGCCGACTGATAATTGCAGTTATCAATCGGCGAACGTATTGGTGATACATCCACCATTATTTTATCACAAAGGAGAAATGAATGTACAACATAGACGATGAAGAATTACGAGAGGAGTTAAGGCGTATTGATACAGCGAATAAAGAAAATGCGCTGTATCACATAAAACGAGCACTGGAATATTCAAATTGCGAAGTAACCGATATGGAGTTGGTTCATGACGGATGTAGAACATTCGTTGACATCACATTCCGAAGCGGGGCGACATTCCGAGCGAATGTATCAATGGATAGTGTCGGCTCCATGATATACGACATTTTCAAACAGTGCGAATGGTTAAGGGCATAACAAGAGAGGAGAAGTAAAAATGGAAAGCATTTCAGAAGAAACACAGGTATTGGCAAAAAAGATAAACGGGTGGGATAGCCCAGAAGACAACTTTGTTGCAACAGGGGAAATTACGGTAACAATCACTCTTTCCGAATATCGTAACTTAATTAAAGAAAAGGCAACGAAGGGAACGGAAATCCAAGAATTACGCAATTCTGAATACGCAGCCAACGAACAACTCAAAGCGGCAAAAGCAGAAATAGCAGAACTGAAAGAACAAATTGTGAGATTAAAATCTTTGTATCCAACGCAGGAAGTACAGAGCGATGAAAATTGAGTTTGGCGAAAAGAACTTTATTAGATTTCTTGAAAAATTGGTTCAATGGGGAACAAGAGATACGTGCTTCTTTTCTATGAGTTGGGAGGTATTTGATCCACTTAGAGACCCACTGATTTTCGGCGTTGATGTCAGGTATGGCGAAAAGAACAGCTTGTGCAAAAGCCTCAATGTACATATAACAAATCATATTAATGCGGAAATTGAAATTGATGGGAAATCAAAAGTATGCAAAACGCCGTTTGAAGCGTTTGAATTTATCAAAAGTATTTATGAAATGAAATTTGGAGGAAAAGGAAATGGCAAAACTTTATGAATTAGACCAGAGAATTGATGAATTAATCGCAAATTCAGTAGACCCTGAAACAGGTGAAGTGGCTGATGGGTTTATTGAAAAATTAGACGCACTTAATATGGAGCGCAACGAAAAAATAGACAACATTATGTGTCTGATAAAAAACCTTGATAGTGAAGCAACCGCATTCGACAACGAAGCTAAGCGGCTTGCAGAACTAAAAAAATCCGCAAAGAGCAGGGCAGAAAGCCTCAAGGCGTACCTGACCAACTACATGGAAGCCGGCGTTGAAAAATTTACATCACCGCATGGGAAAATCGGGTGGAGAAAGAGCGAAAAGGTTATTGTGCAAGACGTTGACGCCTTACCGGAAGAGTTTAAAAAAGTAAAAGTTGATATAATGGCTGATCTTGTTTCATTGAAAAAGGCACTCAAAGAAGATGTAAAGATTGATGGCGTATCACTGGAAGAACATCAAAACATCCAAATTAAATAAGGAGGAACGATGGGTAAAATATCAAAACTGCTAAAAATGCAGAAGAAATTGGTTGTTCCGAAGGGGCAGTATAACTCTTTTGGTAAATACAATTATCGTTCGGCAGAAGACATCATGGTTGCCTTGAAAGTAGTACAAGAAGCTGAAAATACCGTAGTTGTTATTGATACAGACATAGAAACAGCCAATGGGTGGAATTACATCAATGCCACAGCGACGCTGTACGACGCCGACGATGGAGAAGTAATTGCCGTTACACACGGAAAAGCAAGAGAACCGGAAGCAAAAAAAGGAATGGACGAAAGTCAAATTACTGGTACAGCTGCCAGCTATGCAATCAAGAGGGCGCTGTCGGGTATGTTCTTGATTGATGACGAAAAAGACGACGATACACTTAACAATTCAGATGACTACACAAAAAAAGATAATACCAAAACAGTTATGCTGAAAAAGTTAGAGTACGAGCTTTCACAAAATGATATTGATATCAATGATTTTGCGAAGATCTTGTTCAAAAAAAAGAAAGACGTCCTAACCGAAAAACAAATAGAAGCAACACTAAGTAACTTCTCAATTGCCGTTGACAAATACAGAAAGCTCACGAAGCAATGAAAGCAAAATGTTACGGGCTGAAAATCAATCACACGGATATCACTCATGCGGAAATATCCGTAGTGGTTGACAAATCAGCCTTACAGAACCTGCCGCCACAGGATAAACCGATGGAAATTATCCTGCAAACAATCAAGAAGAAAAGAAGCTTATCGGCTAATGCTTATTGCTGGGTACTCTTTGATGAAATAGCAAAGGCGGTCAAAAATACGTCTAAAAACGTCTACAAACAGGCTATACGTGATGTGGGGGTATACGAACTCATGTACATGCCAAAAGACGCAGTAAAACGGTTTATTAACGTTTGGAACGCAAAAGGCGAGGGATGGCAGGCTGAATTACTGGAAGCGGAGTATCAGGGGTTGTCTTGTGTAAAAGCCTACTATGGAAGTTCCACGTACAACACAGATGAAATGTCACGTCTCATTGATTGGGCAATAGACGCCGCAGAAGAGCAAGGCATTGAAACTCTCACCCCTGATCAAAAGAGCCTAATGCTAAAAGAATGGGGTGATAGATAGAATGGACGAACACTTCTTAATTCCACGATGGAACAAAATCAAGTTAACAAAGAATGGTTATGCAAAAATATGCAAACTTATAAATGAAAGGGATGGGGAAAAATGTGTGATTTGCGGTAGCCATTGGGGTATTCACCATCATCATATCGCCTTCCGTTCAAGTTTCAGGGATCCAGGAAGTGACACATTAGAAAACCTTGTCTGTGTATGTTGGCGCTGCCACGACATTTACTGTCATGGAACGAAAGAAAAACGCTGGCGGAGGATACTTGAAGAATACATCGAAAAGATGAAACCGTGGAATGAAGCGCACCGTAAACAGGCGGAAGAGATTTACAAAAAGTACAGGAGGTAGAAATTGGCAGAACGACGAATGATGGCGAAGTCCATTATTGAAACAGACGCTTTCATGGATATGCCGCAAAGTACGCAAAATCTATATTTTCACCTGCTTTTAAGGGCGGATGACGACGGATTCGTCTTGGCTCCTAAAAGAATAATGCGTGAGGTAGGCAGTGGCGATGATGACATGCGTGTCCTTATCGGAAAGGGATACCTGCTGGCATTTGATTCTGGAGTGATAGTTATAAAACATTGGCGGATTCATAACTATGTACAGCGTGATAGATATAAACGGTCAATTCTTAAAGAAGCTGAACAGGTGGAGCTAAACGGAAACAAGGAATATCGGTTAGTCAATAATGTATCCAAAATGTATCCAAAATGTATCCAAAATGTATCCACAGAGGAGAGGAGATTAGAGGAGAGAAGAGGAGAGGAGATTAGAGGAGAGAAGATTAGATTAGAGGAGAGAAGAGAAAAGATATTGTCGAGTAAACTCGACGGTGTTTCTGAAAAAGCACGGGAGATAATTGTCTATTTGAATGAGAAAGCAGGAACGCATTACAAGTACAGTACACCAAAAACCAAAGCACTGATTAACGCAAGACTGAACGAAGGGTTTACTATTGACGCTTTTAAGACCGTTATAGACACGAAGTGTGATGAATGGCTGCATGACGTAAAAATGGGGAAGTATTTAAGACCCGAAACGTTGTTTGGCACTAAATTTGAGAGCTATCTCAATGAACGAAACAGGAGTAATGACCGTACAGCAGCGATTGATTGTTAGGAGGAATGGATGACAAGAGTGGAGGAACTACTTCATTCCCTCATGGATGGAGTAAAAAAAGAAAAAGCGCCGCCGCCGAAAGATTATAAATGCCAATTGTGCAAAGACATGGGGTTTATACCCGTTCAGAAAGATACGGGGATGGAAGCTAAGGTTTGTCCTGAATGCTTAAAACGGGCAGAACGGCGACGGTGGATGAAACAAAGCGGAATTACAGAAGAGGCGTATCAGAGATTTACGATGGAGACATTCAAAACTGATACAACAGAAGCACAAAACATGAAAGCACTTGCGGTAGAGTTTCTGAATGATGAATCTGCTACTGGGCTTGGTATATTTGGGCGAGCAGGCACGGGGAAAACCCACTTGTGCGTGGCAGTCTGTCAGGCAATTGGGAAAGAACATTACTATTGGCAATACCGAAGAGAAATACAACGAATTAAAGCTGTGATGTTTAAAGACTTTGATGAATACGAAAGGCTTTTATTCGTACCGACGACAAAACCGTATCTTTACATCGACGACCTGTTCAAGGGGGCGGTGTCTGGGGATGAAATAGCACAGCAAGATAAACAGGTTATGTTTGACATTATCAACATGCGGTACATAAAAAAACTGCCGACGATATTATCAAGCGAATACAGCCTGAAAAGCATAACCATTGCTGATGAGGCTATTGGTTCGAGGATTTATGAGATGTGCCATCCGCATTTATTGAAAGTACAGGGGGCAAACAGACGATTGATTAAAGACTGAAAGGGGTTGAGTAGATCATGACTTTAGAACAAGCATTCATGATTTTAGAAAAACTTGAAAATGGATTATTTTTCAATGACTACTGGATTACGTGTGACCCGATAGACGTTGATATAGACGAAGAGGAACAATTTAATGGTGATGTTATCACCGCTTTGGGAGTAGTTATTAAAGAAATCGAGAGTAATCAGGTAAAAAGCAAATGAACAGAATAGCAACAACGAAGATTATTTTGAAAACTGGAGGCAGAGACAATGAATAGAGCAACATTTGTAGGAAATTTAGGACGTGATCCACAGATTAGAGCAACAAACGGCGGAACAGCAGTGGCGACATTTTCCGTTGGGGTAACAGAGAAGTACAACGTCAACGGTGAGCAGAAAGAACGAACCTCATGGATAAACGTTGTGGCATGGGGCAAGCTGGCAGAAGCGGTAGGAAATAAACTCAATAAAGGGAGCCGTGTCATGGTTGATGGGCGCATAGACACAAGAAGCTATACAGGAAAAGATGGCAAGACTGTTTACGTCACAGAAGTTAATGCGTTTACAATTGCAATCCCGCTTGACACCAGAACAGGCGGAAACTTTGAACAGTATGGACAGACACAAGATGAGGATATACCGTTTTGAGGCTGATATACAATGGGAAACTTCCGTCCGCTAATGACTTGGTGCAGCTTAATCGTGTAAATCGATATGCCGGGGCAGGGCTAAAGAAAAAATACACGGATAGTGTAGCAGCGGCGTTTAGGACGCAGGCATGCGGGAAACGGTTTAAAGGGCACTGCTTAGTGAGTGTCCGCTTCTTTGAGGCAACAAATCGGAGAGATGACGATAACACAATAAGCGGGTTGAAATATCTACTTGATGGGATCGTGAGAGCTGGGATTATGCCAGATGACAGCAAGAAATATTGTCACATTTCGTCAGTCGAATGCTTCAAATCAGACCTAATCATTAACGGGCGAAAGCAAGACTATGTAGAAGTTTCGATAACGGAAGATGAGAAATCTACAACAAAGGCAAAAATCCATAAAAATACTTCCAAAATGCGTTCGTGAAGTTTTTATGATAAATCCCTCATGAAAATATAGCTACATGGCAAAAAACGGAAAATTGATAAGGTTTTGACGATTTTAAACAAATGGAAGGAGTAAGAATGAAGCAGATACTGAAACACGGAATTATGATGGCGGTGTTTTTTCAACTGCTGAATTGCAGTGCTTATACACATACAGGGAATCCCACAGCAAGTGGCGTTTATCCGACAGAGGGGATGGCAGCAAGTGACCATCTCCCATTCGGAAGCGTGGTCACATTACCTGACGGCAGAGAACTTGTTGTAACAGATAGATTCGGTGGCGGATATAGTGACCGCTTGGATATCTTCATGGACAGTGTGTCTGATTGCTGGGAATTTGGGCGGCAATGGTTAAAATGCCGTGTGGTAACACCTAATGCCTAACCGCAAAGAGAATTACAGGGATTTAGGTAAATGGAGGATTACGACAAGAGAACAGAAAAAGCGATATTATGAGCGATTGGCTGTGTATGCGGTACATGGCGGTGAACCGTATACGGATGATGAGAAAAAGCGAATTTTAGAACATTCAATCCCAGACAGAGAGTTAGCAATTGAAATCGGAAGAACAGTACGAACAATTCAGGTTTTAAGAAGCAGATGGAGGAAGAAATGGCGAAGCTTGGAGAACGAATCGTGATATATGCGGCAAGGTACGCTTTGGAGCATTTACCGGCGGTGCAGGGAGATGTGCAGGACTACATCAGGCGGAAGATGAAAATGCTTGGCGATGATACCTTGAAGGACTTGAAAAGCGATATCACAAAAGGGATAGAACGTGAAAGAACGCTAAGACGTGACACCATGAAATGGGAGCGGTTAAGGATGGATATAGAAAAGGAACTTGCAGGAAGAAAGGAGAATGATTTGTTTGGATGAAAATGAATATTTATTCAAAAATCAGGCTGGTAAAAAGTATAAAACCATATATGCAGACCCACCTTGGATAACCGAACGGGGGGGTGGGAAAATCAAGAGAGGAGCCGATAAATACTACCAATTAATGAAGACAGAAGATATTGTAAACCTGGCAATTGATGAAATTGCAGATGTAAACTGCCATTTGTATCTGTGGGTAACAAATAAATCCCTGCCGTTGGGATTAGAAGTTATGAAAGCGTGGGGATTTGAATACATCACCGCCATCACGTGGGTAAAAGACAGGATAGGATTGGGGCAGTATTACAGAGGCATGACGGAACATTGCCTGTTCGGACGAAAAGGAATGCTTCCATATAAGCTGATTGATGGTAAAAGAGCACAAGGAAGAACGGTGATTATTGAGCCAAAGTCAGAACATAGCAGAAAACCAAAAGCAATGAGAGAAATGATTGAAAAAGTAAGCTATGCACCACGAATTGAATTATTCGCAAGAGAACGGTTTGATGGATGGGATTGCTGGGGAAATGAGGTGTAAACATGGATAGCTTGATTGATGTGATCAGTATAGTAATATTCTTTGGATTGATTATGTATGCAGCCATTAAATTAGACGAGGCGGCAAGAAGGTTAAATGATGTGGAAGAACGTATTTACAGAGAAAGGAAATTAAAATGAAACGAGGATTTGAAAGAGTAACAGGATATAAGTATGTAAACTTGCCAAAAAGAAAAACGAAACAATCGGCGGGGTATGACATTGAAAGTGCTGTTAATGTCGTAATCAATCCGGGAGAAACAAAATTGATTCCAACCGGAATAAAAGTGTATATGGATGAAAACGAGTGGCTGGGAATCTATATAAGGTCAAGCCTTGCAATTAAATATGGGCTTGTTTTGGCAAACAGTGTAGCAGTAATTGATTCAGACTACTACAACAATCCGGACAACGAAGGACATATCATGATGGCGCTTAGAAATACGTCGGGTTCGCCTTGCGCTATAAAAGTAGGAGACAGAATAGCGCAAGGGATATTCCATCGATATTACAGAGTAGATGGTGATAAAACAGATGGAAGCAGAATTGGTGGTATAGGGAGTACGGGAAAATGAATAGAAAAGATACGATGATTAAAAAGGCAAAACTGATTGAGGTAATGGCGGTTGATTTGGCGGATACCGTTTCAGAATACAAAATACTTTCAAAAATAGAAGATTATAGATCGAGTGGTAAAGTTGGAAGTTCTAAGCAGTCTATTATTGACAGGATACGGCTAATGCGTTTACAGTTACAGAGCCTTAGCCGCATGATGGAGAAATCATGAGGATTTTGGACGCATGTTGCGGAAGTAGAATGTTTTGGTACGAGAAGAAACTATCAACTGTCTACTACATTATGTGATGGGCGTAAACTTGAAATTAAGCCGTCATTGATGGGCGATGTTACTGATATGTTTTACATCAAAGACGGAACTTATGACATGGTGGTATTTGACCCGCCACATTTAAAAAATGGCGGTGATAATGCGTGGATAATTCTAAAATACGGAAGGCTGCCAGAAGAATGGAAATCATTTATGAAGACGGCGTTTGAAGAATGCTTTAGAGTTTTAAAGGATGGAGGAACACTTGTTTTTAAATGGAATAGTGAACAAATACCGTTCGCAGATGTTGTAAAGTTATCACCGTATAAGCCTATTTTCGGTGATAAGCGGACCAAAACAAGGTGGACGGTGTTTGTGAAAGACTCTACATTGGGGAGGAATGGAATATGAAAAAGATAAGAATAACTTTTAGCAAGGATACCGTACATGTTGACGCATATAAAGTTGGAGTAAACGAAATAAAAAGTGCGATTCATGCACTACTTATTGGACTATATGATGATTTCGGAGAAAAACCAAGTGAATTATGGAATGTCCTGTATGACGCCTTGTGGGATTTAAAAATAAAACATGGATGGAATATTGATATACGCCCTGATAAGGAGATGGGCAAGAATAGAGTAGACGATGTTTTATGTAGTTGTGCAAGGCTGTTGCACATAATAACTCATACTAATATCAGTGCCACGGAGGAAGAGTGGAAAGAAATTTGGAGTGCTGTTAAAGAAGCGAGGGAGCTGACTAAATGGGAATGACATTTATAGACTTCTTTGCCGGTATTGGCGGATTCCACAGCGGATTTGAAAAAGCAGGAATGAAATGTATCGGCTGGTGCGAGTTTGATAAATACGCACAAAAAAGTTATAGAGCAATTTATGATACGGAGGAACTGTGGTTTAAAGATGATGTACGAAAAGTGCGAGGATGGGAGTTACCAAGGGCTACTGTTTGGACATTCGGATTCCCATGTCAGGATGTCTCTATTGCGGGAAAACAAAAAGGCATTAAACGAGGAACACGGAGCGGATTATTTTTTGAGATTATGCGGCTCCTTGATGAAGCAGAAGAAAATAAACCCCGATGGATTATCGCTGAAAACGTTAAAAATCTGCTTTCTATTGAGGGGGGGTGGGGATTCTTCACTGTGCTGTCTGAAATGGCAGAGAGAGGGTACAGTGTTGAATGGAGAGTGTACAACTCAAAAGATTACGGAGTACCTCAAAGCAGAGAAAGAGTGTATATTGCTGGATATCTTGGAGAGACAGGTGGACGAGGGCTATTACCTAAAGCCAGAAAAAGTGAAAGAGCTATTAAGCAGGTTATAGGCGGGGCGCAAGGAGAAAGGGTGTATGATTCGAGTTTATCTTGTACATTATCTTCACAAGGTGGCGGTGGTGGTGCAAAAACAGGATTATATAGGTTTATCGACTTTTCGAAAAAAGATACACAGATAACGGAACACTCAAGATGTCTGACTGCACGTTACGATAGAGGTATATCGAATCGTGCAGGAGAATCCAGCGGAGTAATGGCAGTATTAACGCCTGATAGAGCCGAGAAGCGTCAAAACGGTCGAAGGTTTAAGGAAATTGGCGAACCTGCATTTACACTCACGGCACAAGATATACACAGAGTTGCACTTTCTGGTGGTAGTGTTTGCCGTATACGTAAATTGACGCCGAAAGAATGCTGGAGACTACAAGGGTTTACAGATGAGCAATACAAAAAAGCTGCCGTAGTAAACAGCAAAACACAGCTGTATAAGCAAGCGGGAAACGCAGTAACGGTGAATGTAACTTATGAGATAGGGAAACATATTATGGATTTTAATAAGGAGGAAACATGACAATTGGCAGGATGGTTCATATACTGAAATTTATTAACAGTAGGCTTATTACAGATAAAGACAAGCTAAGTGCTATACAAACAGTAATAATTCAATATACGCCGATTAACGGTGTGACAAAGACTGATTTAATAAATGTCTTAAAATGGCTGTTTGAATATACAGGAGGAAGAGGATGAGCAAAAGCGAAGAAGAAGCAGTAATGCAATATGTAATAGCGGCACATTTGGGAGAAAAGAATATTGTAATTCCGAATATTAGCTTTGCGAGAATATCATGCAGAGTTCCTAAGTATGGAAATAATGGACAGCTTATTGGACACGAATACCCGTTTAAGGAAGTTCGTCATGAAGCAGATTTGATATGGATAAACGACAATGACTATCTGACAGAAGTGGAAATTAAGACAAGTTATAGCGACTTTTTAGCAGATTTCAAAAAGAAAGAAAAACACCTGACAAAATATACACGAGCTGTCTACTATGCATTTCCGTGGGATATGTACAAAGAAAATGAGGAGAAAATCAAAAAGGTGCTGGTCGAAAAATTCCCAGAAGCAGGAGTAATTATTATTGGGATGGGTGGACTTGTAGTAAGTGTGATAAAGAATGTTGAATATTTTAATGCCGAAAAAATCCCAATTGAAGTAAAAATCGGGCTAATGAGAATCGGATGTCAGAAATGGTGGAGGAGAAAATGAAACAGGATAAAGAAGAATGGGTAGTGTCACTGGATGGAGAAAATTATAACGGATATATGACATACCCGACAAAGAAAGCGGCTATTGAAGCTGGACGGAAGGAATTTGCGAGTGTAAAAGAATGTCAATATTCAGAAGTTTTTGATGGATATATAGGTGATGATAAGTTCTTCTATGTTGCGCTACTTTCAAGGCCAGAACCAACAGCAAACGTTGATAATATTATTGTAGATGTAGCGTGCAACGCAGATGTTATTTATGGCGAATATTGCTTTGATTTTTTAGAAAATGTCACAGAAGAACAAAAAGAAGAGCTTGAAAAAGAAATCAATAAAGTTGTTCAGCGTTGGCTTGATAAATACGAATTGAGAGATTATGGATTTTTAGTTGAAAATGTGGAGATGGTCAAAATATGAAAACACTAAAAGAAGAAGTAATGGAATTGCTGATGAAAAGAATCGGAGTGGTAGAAGATGAAGAGTTCAAGGCGAGTACCATTGACAGAGGTCGTGATACCTACAAAATCTCAAAAGATAAATTATTTTTTAAAGATTTCACTGATGAATGGGTTAAAACTGAAATGTGGATTGAGATGATAAGGTCTTTTGAAGATTATGAATTTGAAGTGAAGTCGTTTAAACCGAAAAACGGGGATGAATATTGGTATGTAAGAATGTGTGGGGAGTTGAGGGGGACATCGTTCGATGATTCTCTTATGATAGATGTCCTTAATAGAGGCATTGGTAATTGCTTTAGGACAAAAGTTTCGGCGGAAACACACAAAGAAGAAATTTTAAAAATCCTGAAAGGAGAAGGTCATGAATGAACCAATAATAAGCCCATGGATATTCTATGTGGCAGATGTGATAGGACGTGTTAATTTATTTATTGTATTAATGACTTTTACCACGGTGATACTTTTTGTCTATTGCCATTCGGAGCGTGTAGACAGTATAGAAGTACATAGCTTATATAAAGAAGATGATGAAGACGTTAAGAGGTGGAATCGTGCCTGCTCCATATTGTGGAAAGTACTAATTATACTTATCGCCTTGAATATCTTTATTCCGTCAAAAGATACGTTTTACAAGATGATTGCAACAAGCTATGTAACCCCTGCTAATATTGAAACGATTGGTGACAATGTGGACAAAATTGCGGATAAAATTGTTGATAAGATTAATAAGGTGAAAAGATAATGGCAGATATGGTAAATCACCCTTCTCATTACACACAGGGCGGGATAGAATGTATAGACGCTTTAGAAGCGGCTACAATCAATTTGAAAGGGATTGAGGCGGTCTGCACAGCCAATGCCATTAAATACTTGTGGAGATGGAAAGAAAAAGGAGGAATAGAGGATTTAGAGAAATCTAAATGGTATATAGACCGCCTGATAAAAAAAGATGGAGAAACAATAAAGGCGTGATATAATAAAAGTGTCCTTTGGCAACTCTCGCTAAGATTTAAACCTGCCAAAGGACAGGGGCGGCAACTCACCGCCCTTTTTTTGAATCGGGTATAATATAAGTGGAGGATTTAACGATGATTGATGTGAAAAATTCCGTGCCGATGAAAATGCTAAAAAAATATAATTATCTCTATCCGCCTGCTTGGAAATTTGCGGAAGATGTTGCCACAGGCAAGGAATACAAAGATATGTGGCCACATGAATATGTTTTTATTCCCATTGAGGCTGGCCTTGAGTTAGCACTGGATCGAAAACTGCATAAAGATCAGATGGAAAACATAGCAGACGCAGTAGCAATAACATGCTTAGCCGCATGGCGAAAAACAAAGTTAATCTATGACTTTGACGCCACGCTAACAGAGGAGTTATATAAACAGGCAAAAAGCAATATAGAACTTGATACAAGCATGTTGACGCTACCTGCATACTCAATATATATCAGGCCCAACGACGGGGAGGAATATGATGGATTTTTTGTGTTTTTTGACTTTGACAGAGGACATTTTGAGTTCCGGATTCTTGTTGTAAACAAAAAAGGAAATGTAATTCTGCCAATTTATTTAATTCTTCCTGAATCAGGGAGTGAATCAATAGATAAGATTATAGACAGAATGGTTAAACAATTCGATGAAGTAGATTTACCGGCGGTAGAAAATGAAGATGAAGAAATAAGCGGAGAAGTATTGAGATCGTTTTACGAAAACGGAAAACGAACGATAAGTAAATGGATAAACCTTGTCCTATACATTTCCGCTGTGAATGCAGATATAAAACACGAAAAACGGCACTTTTTCAGGAGGACAAGAAAGATAAAGGATATTCCCAGCGAAGTGGAACTTTTCAATGTAGGAGAAACCGCAGGAGTTAAGATAAGGGAGTTTAGGAAATCCGTACAGTATGATTATATAGAACCACAGGGAGGACACCATAAATCCCCTGCAATGCATGTAAGAAGGGCACATTGGCATACATTCCTTTACGGAGAAAAGAAGGGGAAACGCAGGCTTAAATGGCTCCCGCCAATAATTGTTAATTCCGATGAAATAAAAACAGTAACAATAAACAAAGTGAAAGACACGCTGTAATGGCGTGCCTTTTTGGATGGGAACCTTTCATTGGGGAATTTCAAGGGGAACCTTTTTCAGGGGAATTTAGAACCTTTTCAAGGGATTTTCAGGGAATCCTTTCAAGGGGATTTTCCCAAGGGGGATATTTAGATTTTTATAGAATTATTCATAAAGTGGAATTTTGATACATATAATTACGGCATTTTACATTATAAAATGAATAGTTATGCAAAATTATCATAACTTATTTATAAAATGCATATTTCGAAATGAATTATATGCACTTTGTGGATAAAATACGGCGGAGCGCTGGAAGAGCAACAAGCAAAATGTTTCCCGATTTACGATATTCATATTCTTTCAGCTTTGGCGGATAGGTGATTCCATTAATCACTGTGCCTTTGCAATAAAAGCGAATCAGGGCAGGAGTAACACCGAAGACGGAAGACGCTTCCTTTGGTGTCATGATGTCCAGAAAAGAGTATTTCTTTTTAGATTTAATCGGGATATCCTGTTTTTGCATATAAAGCCGTTGTAATCCACGAATAGTAAATAATATAGTGCTGCCTGATTTACGAACTTCATTATTTTTAAAAGGAGATTCTTTGCCATGCCAGCCGTAAAAAGCACCTCTAAGAGTTTTCGGATTTACATCAAAATATAAAGACGCCTCTTCGCTCGTCAACACTTCTTCAATAAAAAACTTCATCAACAAACACCGCCTTGTCAACAACTCGATGAAAAACCTTGTCAACCAGAAAATCCCTGTCAACAAAAATCCTGATCAACCACTTTTTGTAAAATTTCCTCAACCACAAAATTAGTGTATACATCCGATGGCGCACAGTGCAGCGGGGAATATAGACATATCCCAAAATGGCGTTTAGAGCCGCTCGCTGATGTTCACACGCGGCGTTCATATCGTTCAAGTGCCACCGTTCCCAGATCTTACATAATTTTTTAATCATATCGACATCCCAGCCGTCAGCCGGAATGCCGCCGCTAATCTCATCAATACATTGTCCGCAACTTCCGCGGCAATCGCCATTTCGCATTGGGCCGATAACGCCAGTAATTGATAACACTTTTTCCCCTGGCTTTTTTTCTTTGTATTCAATTTTCACAAAAGCGGGGGATTCTATGATTTCGCCGCGAATATCATATACTTTGCATTTGCACGGATTTACAATCTTTTTCATTTTTTACATCCTTTCTGATAACAATAAATCATTAAATTTTGCAGGAAAACTCAATGCGTCTACCCAATCAAGAAAATTGGTAACCTTATAGTGCGGGAAATCGCCTAAGAATTTTTTCTTGAATATATTTTGATATATTGTTGTTGTTCGTGAATAAGTTTCCGACGTCTCAACGAAATATCTACCGTTTTCTGTGTAGACGATAAACGCGCAAGGCGTTTTATAAGATTGGAACATATGAATGTGTCCAACCGCACTATCAACTGTTATAAAAAATTGATCGACAACGGGTTTTCCGGTCTGTGCACTTTTCATGTTTTCAACTTGCAACATTTTTTTACACCTCTAATTTTAAAATACTTTTTCGATCAGATTTTTCAATTCATTGCTATTGCATGAAAAACCTGATACACAGTAATTGCTTGAAAAAATTTTAGCGTCAAGCGTCAATGCTAACGCTGCTACAACTTCATCAATTCGACTGCACAATTCTGCATAGTCTTTTTTAGAGATTTCGTCGTGATAGCCGCACTGATCAACCTTCTCCGTCAGCCATTCAGAATCTACCCATTCAGAGAACACCTGTTCCCCGCCAATTTCACCGATATACATGTACGCATTATCGGTAATTTCATCAATGCGTACATCAACTTTCTTTCCGCTGTTCAAATAAAATCTCATTTCTCAACACCTCCGAAAACAAATCCGATTGCTGCACAAGCGACAGCAAGAGCGGTAAAAACATTGTTATCACCGGATAAAAACACAACAAATCCGGAAATAATAACAGTCAAGTTTAGAATCCTTGACAAATTCATATTTTTTCGGTATGATGTAGGCAATAAAAGGGATTTACAGTGCCGGAATAGACTGGCACCTACCCTTTGCGGCTTAATTTCCGCGAATCAACTGCACCACAGCGACTACGGCAGAAATTAAGCTACTGATAGCGCCGACAACTTGTATAAAATCTACAAGCTGGCGCTTTTTTATTGCCTTTTTCACACCTCCTCCTTTCTTTTTTTAATCGGGCATTTAGCAGTCCGTTTAGCTCTTGATAGACTTTATGCGGTATCAAGCCCGCTGTTGCCGAGTACTCAACACTCACCGCCGAACTTTACGCCACGGCGGGCTGGCGTTTTTTATTATTTACTTTATCTTTTATCTGTACACATTATACAATAAAAAACTTGTAAAATCAAGTAAAAAGATGTAATTTATATTTATTTTATAAATGTTATACTTGTTTTTACAATTAAAACGTGGTAAAATACTCAACAGAAAGGACGGATGCGCTACTTATGAAATTGAGAAAAGGTGATTTTTATTGGATTGTAAAAAGGTTGATAAAAGATAATGGCAAAACGATATCGGAAATTGCAGAAGGTTTAGGGAAATCGCAACAATCGTTATCACAAAAAATTATAAAAGAGAGCATGAGAGCGACGGAACTATATAACATAGCGGACGCATTAGGATATGATATAGTTTTTAAAAAGCGTGACAATCAATAACAGATAAGACAATTACATAGATACAAGATAGATAGATAGACTGACATAATAAGCAGTCTGTCTTTTTTATTGCATAGATGACAGCGGATTGATTATACAGATTGACAATTACAGTAATAACTCAAGATCAGCAAGATTAGATAATAATTCACACAGTATACTACATAGTTGTAATTTGTCTGATTTTAAGGTACTTCCAGCAGATAAAACGAGAGCGCAACGGTCGCCATGCCCCCGATAATCATGTAGATATCAAAAGTTTTCGATACTTTCGCACATCAGGGGTTTACATTTGTGGTATAATATAGTAAATTGAAGAAAACGGAAGAAAAACAAAGAAAATAAGAGTAAAATATATAAAAGGATGGTGAAATCGGAATTGTCGTTTGAAAATGACGTTAAATTACAAAAAATAACGGAAGAAACGATAGTTTCAGCGTCCTCAATGGCTCTTGTTTTAGGAATTACCACAGCAAGGTTGCGCCAGCTTGTGGGTGAAAGTGTTGTAGAAAAACGAGGGCAGAATAAATATGGTCTCGTTGAATGTGTGAGGCGATACTTTAACCACAAATCAAAGAGTGCAACCGTTTCTTTTGATAAAGAACATACCCTTTTAGAAAAAGCCAAAAGGGAAACAGCAGAACTGGAACTTGCTAAAAAGAGGGGAGATGTCCACTCTACCGATGATATAGAGATGGCGGTAGGCAACATTCTTGTTGTTTTTAAAAGGACAATGCTTTCTATGCCTCATAAGCTGGCAAAACAGCTTGAGGGGAAGTCCGCTGCTAAGATTTCTGAAATACTGACAAAAGAAATTAATGACGGGCTTTTGGAATTGAGCCAATTTGACGCGGCTAAGCTGGGGGATAACATCAGTGATACCGAAAAAGACGATTGACTTATTTCAAAACCTGCTTGCTATGGTTGCTCCGCCCAAAGACCTTTCTGTCATCGAATGGGCGGAAGAGTATAGATATATTCCTGATGATTACGGAGCCCATCCAGGCAAATGGAGCAGTGATGGAGCACCGTATCAGATAGATCCGCAAAAGGCATTTACAGACCCCAATGTAAAAAAGGTTATTGCTATGTTTGCGGCACAGATGGGCAAATCAGAGATACTGTTCAATGTTATTGGGCGGTACATGCATTTAGATCCATCGCCCATGCTTATGGTGCAGCCGACAATTGAGGACGCCAGGGATTGGTCAAAAGAACGATTCACTCCCACGGTGGCAAAAACACCTATCCTCAACGACATTGTATATAAGCAGAAAAGCAGGGATAGCGACAACACTATCCTTAAGAAACTATTTCCCGGCGGCTACTTGGCATTAGTCGGAAGCAACGCACCTTCCGGCTTAGCTAAGAGAAGCATAAAAATCCTCCTTTGTGACGAGGTAGACAGGTTCGCCAAAAGTGCTGGCACCGAAGGCGATCCTGTTGACCTTGCCATAAAACGTACTTCCAATTTCTGGGACGCCAAAATAGGTATGTTCTCAACGCCTACTGATGAAGCGAGCCGCATATATCGTGAATATATGCTTGGCAGCCAGGAACAGTGGAAGCACCAGTGCCCTAACTGTAAAGAGTGGCATTGGCTTGATATGGATGACATGCAGTATGACTATGACGAGTTTACCGTCAAAGAACGCAAATCATACCATGTGAAAGACGTTAAATGGAGATGTCCTGATTGCGGCTTTGAATTTACAGAACCGCAGATGAAATCGGCACCGCAGAAATACATTGCGGATAATCCCGATATAAAAGACGTGAGGTCGTTCCATGTAAACGCATTCAGTTCCCCGTGGCTTGACTGGAGTGTGCTTATTGCAGAGTATCTTGTAGCTAAATCCGATGTAGAAACACTTAAAACCTTTGTAAATACACGTCTTGCGGAAGTGTATAAGCCGGTAGGCAAGATGAAAGATGTATCAGCGCTTATTGAAAGACGTGAATTTTATGAGGCGGAAGTGCCCGATGGTGTCTTGATACTTACGGCGGCGGTGGATGTACAAAACAACCGTTTGGAGTATGAGATTGCAGGCTGGGGGCGTGGAGAAGAAACATGGGGAATCAGGAAAGGAATCATTATTGGGGTTCCTGACCAGAAAGCTACATGGGCCGCATTAGATTTAGTCCTTGACCGTACATACCACTTTAAAGACGGTTCAGGAATAGTCGTATCAAGAACATTCATTGATACAGGCGGCAGTTATACCAATGAAGTATATGACTATTGCGCAAGGAACACACATAAACAGCGTATAGCTATAAAAGGTGCAAGTGAGTTCAATGTGCCAATTATTTATAAGACGGCAGCCGCTAAAAACCATGATAATTTGTTATTACTTCTGCTTGGGGTATCTCAAGCTAAGCAATATATATTCCAGCGTCTAAGCATACTTGAGTACGGAGAAGGTTATATGCATTTCCCGAATAATGAGGGGCGTGGATATGACGAAAACTACTTCAAAGGCTTGCTTTCAGAACAATTGGAACAGAAATTGGTGAAAGGGAAGCTTGTATCTGTGTGGGTAAATATTGCCAAAGACCACAGAAATGAGCCCTTGGATCTAAAAAACTATAACTTGGCATGTATAAAGTCTATTGCCCCTGATTGGACGCATTATGAAAAAGTACGACGTGGGGAAGTAGAACAGAAACCAGTCAAAAAGGCACCGAGTTACGGCTGTTTTTCACAAGGAGGCGTATTCTAAATGGCTGATGAATTAACTAAAAAGGAAGTCCGGAACCGCAGGCTGAAAGCCTACCTTGCGGCAGAAGAAAAGACGCTGACTGCACAGAAATTTGATGATGGAACGGTGAGCCTGCAACGTGCTTCTTTGAGAAACATCCGTGATGGGATAGATGGCATTGTAGAGGGTATGGATGATGGAAGTGACAAATTGGCACCGTCTTCCATGCGTAAAGTTGTACTGACGGATTATTGATATGGGTAAATTCTGGAACTTTTGGACAAAAAAGAATACATCAGTAAAGAACAGCGGATATAGCGCTACTGGAGCAAATACTATTGTGGGGAGTATGGCGTCATGGCTTCCTGACAGGAATAGTCCACAGTCTGATATTGACTATAACCTTTCCACATTAAGAGGTAGAAGTGCTGAACTGGCGATGGGCGGTTCTCCGCTTGCTTCTGGAGCAATTGAGAATGCAAGACAATATGTAGTAGGGGCGGGATTACATTTAGCACCGTCTCCAAAATACAGATTGCTGAAAATGACGCCGGAAGAAGCTGATGAATGGGCGTTTGTCACAAGAGAAGCCTTTGACCTGTGGGCGAACAGCGTGTTTGCTGACATCTTGCACAAAAATAATTTTTATGACATGCAGGATATAGCCTTTAATAGTTATCTGGTTGATGGTGACAGCTTCGCTGTTATTAAACAGGAAACGCCGAATGCGGCTATGCCGTTTTACTTGCGGTTACAGCTTATAGAAGCGTCAAGAGTATGTAATCCATATTCCGGCGGTTCTACATCGAATGTTTATCAATACAATCAAGACAACGGAAACAGAATTGTTTCAGGCGTTGAGATCGATAAGAACGGGGCGGTGGTTGCTTATCATATTGCCAATAAGTACCCAAACGATAGAGTGTCTGACGGAACTATTCCCGCATGGGCAAGAGTAAAGGCGTTTGGCGAGAGTACGGGCAATAGAAATGTATTGCAGATAAGCCACGAAACGAGACCTGACCAGTATAGAGGGATTCCTTATCTTGCCAATGTCATCACAACACTGAAACAGGTGGGAAGATACACAGACGCTGAATTGACAACGGCGATCATAAAGTCTTTCTTCACATTATTCTTCACGCAGACACAGGCACATGACAAAGTATTCCCACTTGATGGGCTGAACGGCGGACAGGGTAATGATTCTGAAACGGCAACAGCCGATGAATTAAGAAAAATACAGTTCAAGTTGGGTCCAGGTACGCTGAATGCGCTTCCGCCTAACTGGGATGTAAAGGAAATAGACGCAAGCAAGAATTTATCCACTTTTGACCCATTTACGAATCAGTTAATAAAAATGATAGGGTCGGCAATCGGACAGCCTGCCGAAGTCCTGACAAAAGCGTTTAATTCTTCTTACAGCGCAAGCAGGGCAGCACTGTTACAGGCTTGGGCGGGATTTAAGACATATAGGACATGGTTTGCTAATGATTTATGCCAGCCCGTATATGAAATGTGGCTTTCGGAAGCTGTGGCAAGAGGATATATAAAGGCTCCTGGATTCTTTGAAAATCCGCTCGTGAGAGCCGCTTATTGTTCCGCTAATTGGTACGGACCCGTTATGGGTATGATTGACCCTGTGAAAGAAGCACAGGCAGGGGCAGAGAGAATTAAATTAGGGTTGAGTACACGTGAAAAGGAATGTGCGGAGCTTTCGGGAACATCGTTCTCCGATAATGTTGCCCGCCTTGCTATTGAAAATAAACAGCTTAAAGAAGCAGGCTTACCTGTATATGCAGAGGAAGTTAAAGCGGATGTAAAGGAGACTAAGGATGAGTAAATTCTGGAACTTCAAGAACAAGGGGGATGTCGTTGAGCTTTCGATTGATGGAGATCTCATTGATACGAACAGTGAGTTTCTCCTTTGGTGGCTTGGCGGGAAAAGTCCTAATAATTTCAGGAAAGAACTGAAAGAGTACGCAGGCAAAGACATTCAGGTACGAATTAACAGTTACGGCGGAGATGTTTTTGCCGGAGTAGGAATGTATGACGCACTCATGGAACATAGACAGACGGGCGGCAAGGTTAAAACTTATGGCGAAAAAGTTTATTCAGCGGCGGTTATGCCGTTCCTTGCAGGTGATGAGAGAGAAATGTCACCAGGCGGAATGTTAATGGTTCATAATCCGTTATGCAGTGTGTTCGGATATGCCGATGATTTAAGAAAACGGGCTGACACACTGGATAAGGTAAAAGACAACATCTTGAGTATATATGTACAGGCTACGGGATTAGACAAAGACCATTTGTCTGACCTGATGGACAAGGAAACCGAAATGACACCGCAAGAAGCAGTGGATGAGGGATTGGCCACAGGAATTATGGATTTTGGGATAACGAATAGTGCTAAAAACGTTGCCAATTATCACGCTATCGTCAACTCGGCTAACATTGCAAGTGCCGGATTGATGAAATATATTGAGTTGTCCAAAGTGGACAGGAAGGAGACGAATATGGCAGATAAAGTCGTATTCAAGGACACAGAGGAACTCCGCAAGGCATGCCCGGCACTTGTAGAGGAAATCGAAAATGCGGCGAAAACCGCAAGTACAGCCGCCGTTGATGAGGCGGTAAAGGCGGAAAGGGAACGTATGATTGCCCTTGACGCATTAAATGACGGTTCAGAAGCCGTCAAGAAGATTGTTGACCATGCAAAGAGTGAAGGCAAAACTGCCGATGAAATCTCTTTCTATGTAGACACAATCAAAGAGGCAAAACCGAAAGACGCCGAAACATCTAACTATGTGGATCAGGCGATTCAGGATTTTGCTAATTCTGGAGCGGATGGAGTAAAACCTGTACCGCATGAAGCAGAAAATAAAAAGAGTGAAGACAAAGAATGCGAAAGTATTAGCAATGCGTTCGGTGTTGTCATGAAAGGAGAAAAATAATGGCAGAACTGTTTAAAAACCTTGGTGATGTTGCGTTTGATGGGCTGATTGCAGGAGATCATCCTGTACACCACAGAAACGTAACTCTTTCCGCAGGAGCGGTAATGAAAGCTGGAACATTGCTTACTTTGGACGGAACAAGCGGTAAATATGCGGCTACGGCTAAAGGTAAGGTAGCAAGTGCTATTCTGGCACACGACACTACGGCGGCAGATACCGTTGTCAACGTTTACACATCTGGCATGTTTATTATTGAAAAACTGATTGCGGCTTCCGGGGATACCGTTGTTGCCCATCAGATTGAATTGGAAGACGCTGGCATTTATATGCAGCATGCAATGTAACAGGAGGCTAAATAATGGCTAATGTACTTGATATCAACCAGACTAAAACATGGATTGCAGGATTTGAAAAATATTTTCAGCCTGATAATTTCCTTAGAAAAACATTCTTTGGAGAAGTAATCCCGTTTACTACGGAAAGCGTAATCATGGACTATCGGAAGGGCACAAAGAAAATGGCACCGTTCGTTGTACCTGGGAACACAGCAGTATCTGCACGCAGTTCTTTCCAGACACGTGAATATACTCCGCCTTTTATTTCCCTAAAACGCCCGCTTAGTGTAAGAGACCTCAAAACACGTTCTTTTGGGGAAAATCCGCTCCAGCCGAAATCCGAAGCAGACCGTGCAAAGGAAATCCGTGTAAGAGATTACAAAGAACTCCATGACATGATCGAACGCCGTTTTGAATGGATGTGTGCACAGCTTCTTGTTAATGGTGCTTTTGAAGTCAAAGGTGTCGCTGACGATGGCGATAACGCAGTTGTTATTAAAGATACTGTTACGCTTCCCGGATTCACCAATAAGAAGACAGCGGCAGCCGCTGACCAGTGGACAAAAGACACCGCTGATGTATGGGGGCAGATTAACCAGGTTAGAGTTGACATGAGCAAGACGGGGAACACTCCCACAATGGCAATCATGAACTCCAATACTGCAAAAGCATTTATGAGCAATAAGTCTGTAAAAGAAAAGCTGAATATTTCGGACAGCTTGATTGCACAGATCATCACCGCAAGACCAAAGACTTATGGAGAAAGCCTCACCCATTATGCGTTTGCTAATCCGGGCGAAATTGAAATCCTTGGATATGACGCCGTATACGAAGATGACGCAGGAGCGGTTCAGTATTTCATTCCTGACGGCTATGTTGTGTTTGTAAAGCCAGGTATCGGCAAACTTCTGTCCGGTGCTATTACCCAGCTTGTTGGTGGTGAATATACTACATTCTCCGGGCTGTTCGTTCCTAAAGAATGGGCAGATGAAGGCACTGACACAAAGAACGTTCGCCTTGCAAGCCGTGTAGTACCGCTTGTGGAAGATATTGATTCTTTCTATTCACTCAAAGTATTTTAATCGAGGGTAAAATGAACACCTTAGGGGATATCCAATCTGATTTACACGCCAATCTCTTTGATATCGAATATGGTACAGGGCAGAAAGTCTTGTATAGATTTGTAGACGGTACCGAAAAAGAGATTGTAGCGGTTGTAAGAACGGCGAATGCAAGAATGCCTGACGCAGAACGGAAAGACCGTTCATACTTGGACGCTTTATTCACCGTAAAAGATGAAGATATCCCCTTTCCCCAATCGGGGGATACCATCATTTACAACAATGAAGAATATCCATTTTACAGTGTCCATGCAAGGACATTAGGCATGACCGTTATTCGCTGCGTACAAGGCAGAACGGGGGTAGATTTCCTGTGATTACCTTTGAACTTGAGTATAAGGATGGCGCTACTCCGCTTGCAATGGCACTGCAAAAGCAAATGCCGAGGTGGAAACAGTCCGCACTGAAATCAACAGGTTTTATGTTGCGGAAGATGATTAGGGATGGCATTCAATCTAAAGCTCCTGGAGGTGCTTCATATAAGCCTTTGGCAATCACAGGGAAGACACGCCGTTCTATTGAACAGAACCTGCATTCTGGAGGGAAAAGCCGATATATACTCATGGGCAGACTAAAACAAGCCGTTGAATACAGCGGTAAGACAGCTGCTATGGGATATGTAAAGATAGGATGGTTATCACCATCATCTGCTGAACTTGGTAAAAAACTGCAAGAAGGTTTTGAATCCGCCGTAACACCGAGAATAAGGCGTGCTTATGCGGCGGCAGGAATTGTCTTATCAAGCCGCAAAAAGAAGTTTAGAACTCCTGCACGTCCTACTTTTGACCCGATGATGGCGGCACTCCACAGGGCGGCAGTGAAGAATTTTAACGAAAAGATTACTTCTTATATCAACGGTAATACCGAAAGAAGTCAATCAAGACTGGCGAGGTATAGATAATGAATATGACACTTTCACTCAACGCTATTGCCGAAAAGTGGCTTGACGTGTTGAAAAAATCAAAACTGCTTGAGGACTATTGCCAGAAGCATTATCATCGTTCACCAAAATTCTTTATCGGCGCAGACCCGAAGAATCCGCCGCAAGCACCAAACTGCCCGTACATCATGATTATCCCGACGGGAAAAAGTGAATGGATGGAACCGAGCAACACTTATAAACTTCTTGTTGTGGTTGTTATATCACAGAAGAACAAAAAGGTTGACAATCAAACACTATACCCTAAAGACTATGAGCCGTACAAGGTGATTCGAGTGACGGGAAGTTATGAGATCAACGAGATTGCCGACTTGGTTGCATGTGAACTGCAAGATGGCTGTGAACAACACGAAATGCATGTTGATACTGATGTTATGCCTGAAACCACATTCCCGCAATTTGCGGCATTGTTAGATATTACAGTAGAAATCACACCAGCAATGGGTGAAGAATTAACTTACTAAGGAGAAAAATATGGCAACACAAGCTAAAGGTATGAAATCTTCAACCTTGTTTGGGTTTGAGGACAGCTACGGCACTAAACAGACTGCTGCGGCAAAAGTTATTAAATTACCGTTCAATTCCAATACGCTATCCAGCACCCAGTCTCTTATCACTCCAGGAACCATTACAGGAACAAGGAATCCTGTACAGCCTGGACTTGGGCAGATTGACGTATCTGGGAACATCGTTATTCCGCTTTGTGCAAGGAACATTGGGCATCTTTTGAAAGGTGTGTTTGGGGCACCGACCACAAGTGCCGACGCTTCCGGGAAGATTTATACCCATGTGTTTAAACTCACGGAAGAACAGCCCTCTTTCACGATGGAAAAAGGATTCAATGATATTGGTAAGTACACCGTTTATACAGGCTGTAAAATCAGCAAATTGCAGTTCAACGCAGAAGTAGGGAATAACGAAACCACGGTGCAGGCTGACTTGATGGCGGCTGATGAAACCATCGAAAGCGCCACCATTAATGCAAATGCCAAAATGCAGCCGGTATTCCGTTTCGATAACATCAACGCAACTATTAAACAGGGTGGTAATATTCTTGGCACCGGCAGAAAAATGAGCCTTGATATTGATTGCGGATTGGACGGGGATACCTACTGTCTGAACGGTAAGTCTACACGCCCAGCAATTAATGAAGGAGTTATGGGTCTGTCCGGTTCTCTTACCACCCTGTTTACGGGTTTGGATTTGCTGAATCTTGCCATCAACGGAACAGAAACAAGCCTTGAACTCTTGTTTAAAGCAGGGAAATTCTCTTTGTCACTGCTTCTTCCCGAAGTACAGTTACAGCGGAAATCACCTGAAATCAGCGGTTCTAAAGGCATTACTCTTGACACGGAGTTCCAAGCATTCTTCTCCGATGACACGCAGAAATCCGCTATTGTTGCAACGTTGATCAATGACGTTGCGTCCTATTAATGGAGGTTTCTATGGCAGTGAAGAAAGCTAAGAGTTCTGGGAATCCTGTAAGAGACGAACTCTTCCGCCTGATGAAAGAGGGGAAACTTCCACAGGTAAGGGCGCTTACAAGAAAAGAACGCAAAGAATTGACGGAATCGGGCTATGACCTGTACCAGCCTAAGGTCGATGAAAACACCATCATTCCAGCACTTGAAATGAAATGTACGGACTGGATTATCGATCACATTTATCCTGATTTTGACTGGGATGACGTACCCAGTAATGTGGTAAATATCTTTGCGGGCTTTACACTTGGATTGACTTACGGGAATGAATTAATCGAAAAAAACTGATTGACGCTTGGGAATGGGCGGTAGTAGGCAGAAAGTATTGTGACGCCGCTTGCGGTGGATACGGTAAGAATATGAAAAAGTGTGCTAACTGCCCCGACCGCCCGCCTAAGCTGTTCCCTGAAAATATAAAAGTATGGGAATTATGGAACGCCGCATGTACACAATGGCGTACTTCCTTTGGGGGAGTAGTCGGGCTTGATTATACAGCGGTAGCGTACATCGCTAAAGCAATGGATGTTGACATGAATCCCGCAACAATAAGAAAGCTGAAAAAGCTTGAGACTTACGAATTAGAACGACTGAACAAGCAGGAGGAAGACGATGGCAAGAAATGATGTAGAAATAAAAATAACAGCGAAAGACGCCGCTTCCCCTGCATTTGCACGGTTGGTTAAATCCGCTGAAAGAGCACAACACTCTATCGGCGGACTTGGCGAATCTGCAAGCAGAACGAACAGTCTGTTTATGAATTTAACGGGTTTTGCCGCTGCCGCAACAGGTATTTATGGATTTACCGAAACTGTCGGGAAAGCGACAGAAGAAATCCTTGATTACTACAAAATCATGCAGCAGGGGGCAATTGCTACCGCCGGTACCTTGATGTCCGTTGGGCAGATTGACGGCAAGGATTTAGAGTGGAATGACGCACTCATCATGAGTACGGGCTTGATGAAGAAGCTTGCTGATCAGGCTATCGCAACAGGTGTAAGTACAAAGGAACTGGCTTATGTCTTCCGTGCAGGGCTGGCACCAGCGCTCCGTGGCGGTATGAATATTGAACAGTATACAAAACTTCTTGCACCTTTAACCGCAGTAGGCAAGATGTTAGGGCTGAATGACACTAACCTAATGCGTGATATTTCTGATATCATGAGCGGTCTTAACGTATCCCGCACCAAAATGGGGCAGGTACTTGGTATCACTGGGGCGGAAGTCAAAAAAGCGTCCGCAGAGGGGAAACTGTTTGAATACCTAAACATGCGTCTTCAAGGTGAAGTTATGGCTACAACGAAGTACCTTGAGACATGGGAAGGGCGTGTAAACCACCTGAAAGAAGCCGTTGCACGTGTGGGCGGCGAGAGCATGAAGGGCGCTTTTGACACAATCAAAGAAGATATACAGGCAGTCGCTGAACGGCTGGTCATTGTTGATGCCAAAACACAGGAAATCTATATCAGAAATGACGCCATGGAAACATTCAAAAAGATGAATGACCTTATTGTGTCTGCCGAACAGCAAATAGGCGGACTGATTTCAGATATAGGGAATGTAGGGTCTGCCCTTAATGTGGGCGGTGCTTCTCTTGAAACCATCAAATTTGCGGTAGACCACTTGAGGGAAGGTATTGAACTGTATGCACTTCTCACAGCTACAAGCAAAGCCAGAGAGTTTGTAAATGGTGTGACACTTGCGTTTAATCAGCAGGCAGCCGCACAGGGGGTGGTACAGCGGATAGCCGCTTCTGCCGGACGTGAGATTATGGTTCAGCAGAAAGCCATAACTGACGCCGTTAATGAAGAGACAACGGCGATGGTTAAAGGCAATAAGGAACTGGCAAAGAAAGTTAAACTTGCCAATGACCTTGTTATTGCGGAAAGCAAGCGTGCCCAAAACAGAGCCGTAAGAATTGGCGCAGGGGTAACAAGCAATTATAGCAATATTGCGAATGAAGCAGGAGTATATACCGCCGCAGCCGCTGAAAAAGTAGCCGCTGAAAATGCGGTTGCTTCTGCCGCATATAGAACGACGGCGGCTTATGGAGTACAACAGGCAGCCGTAAGAAATAACATGGTCGCTTCCGCCGAATCAGGCTATGTTGTTCAGCGTGCAGAAAACAATAAAAGCGCTGCCGCCGCTAAAACGACTGCCGCGTTGAAAGTACAGCAGGCTCAATATGCCATGGTGGGCGCTGCCGCTACATCAACAGGGGTTGTTGCCAATAGGGCAATGACTTCACAGCTTGGCATGATGGCAAAGGTCACCAGAGGGATTAAGGGGATGACTGCCGCTGTATATGCGCTTTCCGGCGGATGGCTCGGTCTTGCCGTTGTTGCAGGATACGCAGGATATGAAATGTACCGTGCAAAGATGGACAATAATGCCGCTATGAAAGAAAACGACATTACCCTCGATAACGGGACCAGAGTAACCAAAAATAAAGACGGGAAATACTATGTATGGGGCAGTAAAACCTATACAGATGAATTTGGCGAAGAAGTAACATCACACCCCGGATGGATGGAAATGGGCGATTCAATAAAGGATCGCTTTGACAGATACGCTTATGATTCCGAACTTGAAAAGCGGGAAATTACAAAAGAAGCGCAGGCGCAGGCGGAAGCGCTAAAGAGATCAGAACGTGTCACTTCACAGATGAACGGGATTCTTGGGCGGGCTAACGATATTTCTTACCGCAATATGGATGGGGCGGAAGATCAGGAAGCCATCAAAAAGGCGGCTGACGCACATGAGAAGTACAATTCTGTATTACAGCAGAACGGAGACCTCATCAACAAAGCCAATGCAAAAATGAGAGATATTATTTCCTCATTGCAAGAACAGCTGATGAAGATAAACGGTTCAAAATATGATGAAGATATCGCCAGCGCAAGAAAATCTTTCATGTCAACGCAAAAGAACATTGCGGAAAGCAAAACGACGCTAAAGAGCATAAAACCATCTGTGCTTGCCTTGGCGTCTGGTGGCGGTAATGCCTCTATGGTAGAAGAAGCCGCTAACCACCTGGGTGAACAGTGGGGCGTAAATACTTGCGCCGAATTTGTATCAGGAATAGCAAAAGCGGTAGGAATTGACAGCGTTAATTCAAGCTGGGTGCCTGATATTATAAACAGCGCACAAAATAAAGACGCTTACTATGGAAGAGACAGCGGATACGTACCGCAAAACGGAGATCTTGTCATCTGGGGCGGCGATGAACATATCGGGATTTCTGATGGCGCAGGCGGACATATCTCCAGTGATACCCACGGGGTAGTCCATGTAGACGCCTCACAGGAAGACACCTATTATGGAAAACCCGTTTCTGGGTATATTTCCATGGCACAAATGCAGGGGAGCGTCAATCTTGCACCAACGAGCAGAGAGACCTATACGCCTTATGGAGTTGATCTTGCTAATTCCATGAATGAAAAACTCTTTGATGAAAGAGTGAAAGAGGCAAAGAAAAATCTTGCCACAAGACAGCGAAAACAAGATTCTGAAACATTAATCAATATGCTTTCCACGGCGGTGAGTGATGAACGTGACGCTGTTCTTGCTCAACAGTTAGAAGAAAAGATTGCCGAACTCAAGGAGCGCCGTGAAGAGATTTACAAGGCTATTGCAGGGGATACTTCCAATAAAGAAGAAGTGGCAAGGGCTAATCTTGCGACAGATAAGGCGATAGCGGCAGAAGAAGCCAAAATTCGCATGGAATCCTTCAACCAGCAGCAGGAACTTGATGAAAAACGTCTTGAAGAACGCATTAAACATAACCAGAACCTGTTTTACACGGAACAGGCAACGCAGAATGAGATTTTAAGCATGAACCGTGCCGCCCTTGAAGAATACATCGGACTATTAAGAGAAAAGCTTAAAAACGACAAATTAACCGCAATACAGCGGCTTGAAGTTGAAGGACAGCTTTCTGACAGCGTAAAGAAACTGAACGAAAACAGATACAGAGACTTTTCACAGATAAGCGAAAAAATAAAAGAACTCATGCGGAATGATGTATTAGATTATGGGTCTATTGTTGAAGATGGCTATAACTCGATAAAGTCTACATTTACCAGTTTTGGGCAGAATATGTTGACTGAATCAAAGAGCGTCAAAGAACGTCTTGAAAACCTGTTCAGGGATTTAGCTAATAACATCCTTAACATGGGAATGAAAATGGCAATGAACGGGATTTGGTCTAATCTTATCGGCGGATTGACAAGAGGATTTGGCGCAAGTCCGATGGGATTTGCCACTGGCGGATACATCACCGGACCAGGCACGAGTACAAGTGACAGCATACCCGCATATCTTTCTAATGGAGAGTACGTAGTAAACGCAAGCGCTGTAAATCGTGTGGGGGTTGGATTCCTTGACAGTATCAACAGCGGATATATCAAACGTTTTGCCACCGGCGGAATGGTAGGGAATGCCCCCACGGGAAGTGTAGGAAAGCCTAATTTCAAGGTAAACATTACCAATAACACTGGGAACGAAATAAGCGCCGAAAACTCCGACATCAATTTTGACGGAGAAAGTTATGTATTGAGTATTGTCTTGGATGGCATTGCCAATAACAAAATGGGCATGCGTACATTATTGAAAGGAATATGATGATTACTTTTCCGAACATTATGCCACCGTCCTATCCTCTTAAAGAAAAATACGAGGACAACACGATTAGAAGTACCATGGAAGACGGTTCTGTTATTACACGAAGAAAGTTTACAAGAAGCAGAGCAACATTTACATTGCAGTATGACGCCTTGCCGATTGTACAGTATACTTCCTTGATCGATTTTTTCAGGAAGACAACATTTATGGGAACAAAGCCGTTTGAGTGGACACATCCTGAAACAAAGAAGAAATATACGGTAAGGCTGAAAGAATTGGGAGATTTTGAGTTGAGTGTCATTGGGATCTATAAAGGTTCTGTGACACTGGAGGAAGTATGAACACTTTATCAGACATAGCGAAGTTTGAGAAGAATAAACAGTTCGCCGACAGTGTATATGTCATTCTTATGCAGATGAACTTGACAGACGGTAAAACCGTTATTCACTTAGCTTATAACACGGAAAACGTTCAGTGGCGTGGTGAAACTTGGCAACCGTTTCCATTATCTTTGGGAGACAGCGTTCAAGAAACAGATGGTTCTATCCCTAACCTTGAAATCAAGGTATCTAATGTAACAAAGGCATTGATGGGGTATTTTGAGAAATTCGGTGGGTTTAACGGAACAATCATCAATCTTTACATCGTTAATACCGAAAACCTGTCCTCAAAAATTCCTGAAATAGAAGAGAAGTACAAGGTTTTAAAAGGAAATGCCGATGAAAATTGGATAAAACTAACGGTTGGACCCGCATATTCCCCTGATAGGAAAATGCCACAGAGGAGATATTTAAAAAATGCCTGCCAAAGGTGCTATAAGAGTGCTATTTGCGGGTACAATGGGGCGATGACTACTTGTGACCACACATTAGCTGATTGCAGAAGACATGGAAACAAAGCCAATTTTGGTGGTTATCCTGGTATTGATCAAGGCGGTGTATATAAATGATTAATCTTCGTGATTTGCTTGGTATTCCATTTACAAACAGGGGTAGGACGCTTGACGGATTGGATTGTTACGGATTAGTCATGGAGGTTTACAAGAAATTTGATATTACTCTTCCGGAGTATAACGCCGATTTCGATGACACAGAGAAGACAAGTTGTGGAAACGCCTTGATAAGCCAAAAACTCCATGTATTGTGGCTATAAGATACGGCGTTCCTCGACCGATGGTGAACCATTGCGGTGTGTATATCGGTGATGGGTTGTTCATGCATACCAGGTCAAAAACAGGGGCTGTGATAGAGCATATAGACAGTCCGATGTGGCGTAACTTGATTGTAGGATTTTATGAATACAGGGGTAATAAATGATTACAGTTGTATTAGTAAAAAACGTATTTGAGCCTGATAACGGACGTGAAATCTATAAATTGCCATATATTGATGGCAAGAGTGTGGAAGATTATGTACGTCCGCTTGCTGATGACTATTCAGGATACAACACGTCTATTAATGACAACAAAGTGTATTATGAACCTGCTTTCTGTACTCTTTACAAAAAACAAATTAAACGTTCTCTCTTAAAAAAGAAACGCTTGAAATCAAGATATGTACCTGTGAAAGTTATTGCAGACCGCAAGCTAAAAGATGGAGATATTATCATTGTCTCCCCCATTGTTGGCAAGGGCGGACTCCTTGGGCTGATTGCGACGCTTGCATTAGGATTCGTGGCGTTTGGCGTTGGTGGCTTGGTTGCTACCGGGGCATGGGGTGCAATGGGCACGACTTTCGGTTCTATGCTTATTGGGAATCTTGTTGCCGGTGCAATCATGATGTTGGGCGGGTCACTTATTCAGCGCTGCTTTGGCACCTCTAAAATCGGCAGCAAGGACGTTTCAGCTGACCCCACCTATTCATGGGATGGAGTAACAAGCACGACAGGGCAGGGAGCATTCGTTCCGATTACTTATGGCACAGTTCTTTCGGGTGGGCAGATTATTTCCCAGTTTGTAGAAACGAGTGGTAATAAACAATATCTTCATAGATTGTATGCCGCAGGGGAAGGCGAACTTGAATTTTCTGATATCAGGATCAACAGCACGCCTTATGAACGGTATAAAGACATCACCATTGAAACGAGACCGGGAGACAATGAACAATCAATAATTCCCGGCTTTGATAAAACCGTATCTCAATCACAGCTTGGTTACGAATTGTCTGATTCTGTTTGGCGTGAAGTCCTTGTAACAGGCACAGCCACAGAAGCCATTCAATTATCCATCGAATGTCCGAATGGGCTTTACCACCAAAAGGATGACGGCGGACTTGGGCATGTTGAGCTTGCATTGTCCATCCAATATAAAAAGAAATCTGATACTGACTGGAAAACCTATAACGATAACCTAAAAATTGGAGGAAGTACAGCAACAGCGATTAGAAATCAGTATATCATTGAACATCTTGACCCTGACGAATACTATGTCCGCATTAAAATTGTTCGATATTCCGAAAGCGACCCTAACAACATCAGGAACATGTTCAAGACTAACTGGACGGCAGTGGGCGGTGTCGTTTATGATGGATTCCGTTATCCAGGCACAGCACTTGTAGCAATGAAAGGATTGGCCACCGAGCAGTTATCCGGTTCTCCCAATGTTACATTCCTGAAAACAAGAGCCAAAGTATGGGCATACAATCCGCATACAGGGAATTATGAACAGCAGGACGCTACCAATCCCGCATGGGCGACTTATGACTATATCCATCAGGCGTACAGAGTAAAGAATAACCACACAGGACAATTTGAATTTGATATCCGTGGTGCCTCCGCTGATTTAATGCTGTATGATCGCTTCGCTGAATGGGCTAAGTATTGCGATAAGAAAAACCTGAAAATAAATATAGAAATGTCGCAGGCGGATAATGTCCTTTCCGCAGTGAATGAAAACATCTCCCCGATTGGTTATGGTGTCGTGCTTTTGTTCGGAACGAAGTATGGTCCCGTTTGGGATTCCATTTCTGAACCTGTACAGATGTTCGGCATGGGGAATATCATAAAAGGCACATTTAATGAGGAGTTCTTGCCGACAAATGACAGAGCAAACGCCATTGAGGTTACGTTCACCAATAAGGATAAAAACTATGAGCGTGACACTGTTACTGTTTACGGTTCTGACTATGATACTGACAATGACGATAAAACCACACAGGTAACATGCAACGGCATTACTGATTACAAGCAGGCATATCGGTACGGGAAATTCCAGTTATTTTGTAATGAACGACTGATCAGAACGGTATCATTTGAGGCTGATGTAGACGCCATAGCTTGTACCGTGGGAGATGTAGTGCTTATTTCTCATGATATCCCCGAATGGTCATGGTCTGGAAGGATAATTTCAAAAGAGAACGGAGTTTACAAATTTGCCGCTGTGGCAGATAGCCTTGACGCCAATATCCCTAAATGGCTATTAACTTATCGGGCAAGCAAGAGTGACAAACTGTATCAGGTGAATTGTTCCGTCACTAAAGATGATGAGTATATCTATGTAAAACCCCTTACTACGCCAGAAGAGGCACCTGGTGTCGGCGATATATGTGCTGTATCTTCTGTAACAACAGGTGTAAAGCCGTTCACGATAAAGAACATCACAAGGTCAAACAGCGGAAATACATTGAGGCGTAAAATTACATGCCTTGAGTATGACGCTTCTGTTTTCAATGAAGACTACACGATTCCCACAATAAATTACTCTTCTCTTTCGACAACGATGGTAGAAGTAAGCAATCTAAGAGCCTACAAGAACAAATACAAGAATAATGCTGAAATTGTAGCAACGTGGGAAGTGGATGAAGCCGTCGAGGCATTTCTTGTGTATATCTCGCATGATAACGGTTCTACATGGGAGAAAGTAGCTGATACCCCACTAACCGCTTGCAACATAAGTTGTGATAAAGACACTGATTATCTACTGAAAGTACGTACACTTAAGGGTGGGATTATTTCAGCAGGGAAGGTAGTTAATGTTGCAGAAGGATTAGATATTGTGCCACCTGCCACGCTGCCGAAGAACATTACTGCTTATACACGATATAGGAAAATGCCTGATGGCACGCCACGTTATGATGTTGTTGTAAAGTGGAATCCCGACGGATTAAAAGGGCGTGTGTATTACAAGTCGAATTACAGCATTGGCGCTAACCTGAAAATCGTTGAAGGCGTTCCGGCGGATCAACTTGGGTTTTACGGAGAGTGGACTTATGTAGGTACAGGGGTAAATACTATTGTCATCCCGCAGGCTGTTCCTGGTGATACTTATAGAATCGCAGTATCCACAGCAAACGGAGCGGGAGTATACACAATCGCCGATAATTGCGAATATATCGATTTACTTATTGTCGCTAAGACTACCATTCCTAATACCCCTGATGGATTCGGTGTTACTTTTACTGATAAAGTAACTGTTTCTTGGAATGATGTAACCAATACAGATGTCGATTTTTATGAAATCAGAAACGATAATTCTCCTGGAGAAGAAGACAGCCATCTATTGGCAAGGACAAACGGACTTAGCACTGTTATTTCACTGACAAAACGTAACGGTACACTGTATCTATTTGCCCACTCCACAGATGGCAAGTATTCATCAGCCGCAGTTCTTTATTATGACAAGGCGTTACCCAAGAAGCCAAAACCACCTAAATTAAATTCAAATCTTGGTGGCTTTGGGATTATTGCAGAGACAATCCCCGCAGATTGTTTGGGTATGACAGTTTATATTGATGGCGGCGATGGGAATATCATTAGCGCCAAAACAAATAATGACACTTATGGACACACGTGCGGCGCGGGTATCTATGACGTATCCATTGCTTATTATGACCTCTTCGGCGAAGGCGAGAAATCCGAAGCAAGCCGTGTTACTGTCAAAATCTCAATATCTAAAGATATGCTTGAAGACGAAACAATCAGTCTTGAAAAAGTCGATAAACTTATCAAGCAGAAGCTCAATAACGGCGTAATCGCAAAGCAAGATGTTACTACGATAGTGTCAAATCTCGGAAATCTCATGCTTGCAAAAGCTAACTACAGCGCCATCGCTCAAATGACCGACGCTATTAATTTAAGAGTGCAAAAAGGCGACGTGATCAATCAGATTAATCTATCGCCGACGACTACGACGATTGCCGGCAAGTATCTACATGTAACGGGGGAGACCGTCTTTGATAATAACGTAATTGTGAGTCGCATGCTTGCTGCAAAAGCGGTAACGGCAGACAAACTGGCAGTAACAACACTGTCAGCTATAACCGCAAGAATCGGCACTCTGCAAACAGCAACGAGCGGAGCAAGAACGGTAATTCAAGATAATTTGATTGAAGTGTACGACAGCAATAATCGGTTAAGAGTAAGATTGGGGGTGTGGCAAAAATGATGTACGTGTTGATTGTAATTGCGGTTATTGGTGTCACCGTGTATGCGTGCTTGAAAAAGAAGAAACGAGGCAACACAGAAACGCCGCCGGACGAAAAGCCTGATGACGGCGGAAATCATACAGAAATCATCGTAAAAGTACCGACAGAAAGCAAAGGGTACATAGTTGAAGATGGGGTAAAGAAAGAGGTGACAATTAAGTATATGCCGCAAGGGTTACAAGTTTTTGATGAGAATGGGGTATGCGTATTAGATGTTACCGACAGGTTGGTTAAATATCTCGGAGTCGCCCAAATCAATGGAACGAACGGAAGTATTACTAACGACGAATTAAGTGATGGGGATTTGTGGTATTATCCGCTAAATATAAAAACACCGCCATTGACTCCGTCAATTCATACCGAGTATCATATGCCGACAATAACAAAAAATGGGAAAAGCATATCGTGGGATTACGGATCATATCCAGCTGATAAACGATTGTCTATGGTTCTTTTATACGGGGTGTACTAACATGACAAGTGCGGGAATTACAGTATATAACGGCGATAATAAGTTAACTGTTAACCAGACATACAAGAATCTTGTACTTAAGCGAAAAATAAAATTGATAGATTTAAAAACGGTAGAAATTGCGAGAAGAGATGTGCCTGTATTAGATCTCGCAAAAGATGAAATCCTCGTTGCGGTGGGTGGTATGACTTCAAATAACAATATGTTGATAATTCAAGATTATGACTACGAGGCAAAACGAATTGAGTTTCGCGGTGTAGAGTACAGCGAAGATGAGGGTACCGATGACGAAATATTAGATATTGAAGATTTTAGAAATGCATACCCGGATGTATATGCTTATGTATTCGGCCTTGACACGAGTACACCAGCACAAAGTGGAGTCGGCTTACAAGTATTTAACAGCGTTGGATGTTGCGTATTTGACAGCACTAAAGAATATATGAGGGTAAGACATTTTGGACCAACAGGGTATACATTGCCGTCGGCAACAAATAAGTATGCCATATGCCAGATCGGATCAGATATAGCTTA